TCGGTAACGACGGCTACGAACGACGTGGTGTCGCCGCCGATGTCGGCGACCGTTACGGTGCTGGCCAAAGTGGCGAGATCGATCGTGATATTATTTGCCACCTCGACGTCCGAGATCGAGTCGGCTGGCAGTTGTACCGAAGCATCGCCAGAGACCGTGTCGACCACGAGGTTCACGTGGGAGGCGACCGACGCGGCTGCACCCTCGTTACCAAGAATCTCGAATGGCGTAACGAACGAGTTGTCGTCGTAAATCTGCCACTGGAATGCGGAGTCTCTACCTCCAGCCGTCGTGGTCACATCTTCGATCGTCCACCTCATGGCGGCTACCTGTTCGAGGCCAGCATCGGTCTCTAAGAAGTAAGCTACGTGGGCTGAATCGTTATCGGCTTGAGTGATGGCATCTGAACCAAGTAACGACAGCACGCGGAAGTCAGTACCGATACTGCCGTTGTGTGTGAACAGACCAACAGCCTGCGTCGCGCCTACGTCACCGGCGTCGACATTTAATTGCCCAGTCGAGATGAGCAGGTTGCTGTTATACGTCACCGATCCATTGCCGAACGTCATGGTCGGATCGCCAGCCGCAAGGTCGAAAGTCCAGACGTTCGAAGCATTGCCGCCTGCGCCCCAAGTCGTGGCTTCGACCTCCGTAGATACAAAGGACACCGTGACCGTATCGGTCGGCGCTACTGCCGTCGTGATACCGACGCCGCCAGCAAAGTGCGCGATGTTACCGTCGGCGATCGTCTCGTCCGTACCCGTATCGGCCGACAATTCCCACGACGTCATCGAACCCGGCGCAGCGTCGAGATCGACGCAGTCGAATGTCGTGCCGTTCGAGATGCACCAAGAGTTGGTGGTCTGCTCGTAGCAGCACGAGCCTTCGTCGATGGAAGCGGTCGCGCATGTCGCCGCCATCGGAACGTAGAGCCCTTCTCCATTCGCGTTAGCGTCGATACCGTTGAGGTCGAGTAGCGCCGTACTTTCGAAGACGAGATCGTCGACCAGCTCCAAGACATCAACGACGGTGCTATCGAGAGCGCAACCAGCATCGCCACCAGAGCATGTAAAATCGCCCCAGTCTGACGAGGATGCAACATTCTGTTCATCTACGTTAGACAGGGCATTACCCGTACCGTTGGCATCGAACGTCTTGTTCGTAAAACTTAGGGTGTTTGCATCAGAGGCTACCTGTTCGGTCGTATTGATGGTCACCGTTGCTGGAGCAAACGCAATATCAAGCCCACCGCCGTCCGTGCTGTTAAAGCTCGCAATCTCGGTGAGCGTGTCATTGTCAGCAACGAGGATCTCAAGCGACGCATCCGTTTGCGCACCAGTGGTTACGTCGTTGACGCGACCCTGGATCGCAGAACCCGCCTCGAACCCGTCGGCGGTCTCGTGCATTAACTCGACGCGGCCACGATCGTTCGCGGCAGGCGTGGTCACGTCGCCACTCTTGAACTGGGCAATCACGTTGTTGACGGCGTTGCTCGTGTTCCCAACTTCCAGCGCAGGCGTGTTCTGGCTCTGCGAGTAGTTGAAGTTCATGCGGCCATCCATCGTGATGAGAACGCCGCCGCCGCCGGGGTTGGTGATGTCGAACCCATGCTCGGACGCTGAGGATGGCGAGTCGATCTCTAGATCTTGCTCCGTCTCAGATACATAGATCTGCCAGGCGTTCGCCTCGGTGGCCGGGCTGAGAACAAGGTGGGGAGAATCAGTGGTGTTGTCGTCGAGGTTAATGTCCGTCGAGAACAGGAAGTCGTCATTGGCGTCCAGCTGCAATGTCTCGTTGGCGCTGCCACCAGCGTTCCGCCACGCGATGGGGTCGGTATTGCCAAGCCGTATGGTACCGGCATCAGCAACCGTACCGTCAAAAACGAGTAGGCTCGGACTGAGAAGAGAACCGTCGCCGTTGAATTGGAGACTGCCTGTGATGATGAAGGTATCGGTCGTATTCAGCGTGATGCACTCGTCCGCAGACGCTATCGAGTTGCGGAAGCAAAGTGCCTCGTTGTTCGCGCCGCGCAAAAAACCTGCAGCGGCAGGGTCGGCAGTCGTCGAAACGAATGCCCCGGCTGTCGGTGCTGTCCCCAGCGACACCGTGTTCCCGCTATCGGTGAAATCCGTCCCATCAAAGATCGGACGGTAGTGCCCAGGCCCACCCTGCGAATAGACGTACGTGCTGCCGAGAAGCAGGCCGATGATAGCCGATAGAACAACCACTCTCATGGAAGGCCTACCTCCATGAACCGGACGTTCTGCGTCCCGCTGTTCGAGATCCCCGACCAGGCCCCTGGCGTCAGGCTATCCTGGAACCATCCACCCGGAGGGACGGGCCAATCCGTGATGACTGCCGTACCCTGACGGATGAAGACCGTCTGGTTCCCGTTGTTGTAGATCCAAAGAGACACGCGATTGTCATTCGCCGCTCGGATCGTGGTGCTCGACGTGAGAACCGAGATCTGGCCAGTCACGACCACCGTTCCTGGGATGCACGGCTGGCAGACGCTCTGGATCAGGCGGATGCCACCGCCACGATCCGCCTCAATCGATTCGATGTTCTGGTCGCCTGTCTGCGTCGCCCTTGGGACCGCGATTACTGCTCCATCAGCCATTACGAATACCTCTCCACTATCTCGTGCAGCCCCGCCGCCATCTTCTCAAGAGTGTAGTCTCGTCGGATCAATCGCGCACCTCGTTGCGCTTTCTCGACAGCAGGCGAGTACTTGTCCATCACCGTTGCCATCTGCCGGATCATGTCCCTGACCTTGCAGATCGAGATCTCGTACTTCATGTCCTCGGCCAACGAGTGAGACTCGCCACCCCCTGCCGAGACATGCAGTTCGCGCGTCACGCGCCAGAAGTCGTAGTCGACCGGGTAGCCCACGGCCGGGTTCATAAAGTCGGTCTGGCCTGACCAGTTCGTGGCCACGGACGGCAGCCCCGTCGCCATCGCTTCAGCTAACGTGTAGCCAAAGCCTTCGCCCCATGTCGGATAGATGAACCCGTGAGCGGAGTGGTACAGGTCGACGAGTTCGTCTTTAGGCAGGAAGCGTGAATCAAAGATCGCGTTGGCTCTGCGCTCGAACTTGTCCTCGGTGTTGTTCGTCGTCTTCAGGTAAAGCTCACACCATGGAGCCTTCATGAAGGTCTTCTCCCAGACCTGGGCCAGCATATGGTAGCCCTTGCGAACGTCGGGAGCGTTGACCCACAGCCATCGGAACTTCTCTCCCTTGTTCACGCGTGGCTTCTTGCGTCGCCGGTACGTGTACGTTTCCGAATCCACCGCTGGTGACAGCAAGTGGATCGGCTTCTTAGGGAAATGTTTCTTGAACGTGTCGTGACAGAATCGCGATGGGACAATCAGCACATCGGCAAATTCGATGTTCTCTACATAGGCACGTGGGAAGTCGCGACTCTCCCACATTGTGTACAGCAGCTTCGTCCCGCCTACGTCCTCTAGCGAAAGCGACGGGTCTGCGAGGGTGAGGCTACAGGGCGCACTGTCGTCGGGTGTGATGCACTTACCGAGATCACGCGACAGGTTGCCGTATCCGATAAAGCCCCCGTAACTCTTCGTCATCGGCTGCGACCAGCGTACCCGCGACATCGGCCATGGCGACGTAAGTTTTTCTGCGGCTTCGCCCATGAAAACCAAAAGGGGGGCGGGACGCATGGCCCCGCCCCCCGGCTACGACCGTATACGGTCAGCGGTTACGAGACGGTTTCCAGACGCGCGAATGCGTTCGGCTTGGTCGTCACGTACGCGATGCGTTCCAGGGTTCGCATGAACCTCGACGCCGTCTTGAACCCGGCGTCCGTGGAGAATGCGATCTCCAGCCCCATCCGATTACCGAACACGCCGTACGAGTAGTCCCCGTACATGAGGATCGGCTTGTCGTTGCCGCTGAAGCTCGAAGGCGCACGGTTCGCGAGGAGATAGGGTTGCCCCAGAATCGTCGCGGGTGCGCCAGCGGCCATCGGTGCCCAGATCGGGTTGTTGTCCAGATCCTTCAGCTTACGAAGCTGAGCGAGAACCGTGTGATGGAACAACCAGGTTCCACTGAACACGAGATTCTCGTTCACGGCGTGCATCGTGTCGACGAGATCGTCGTACAGCACGTCGGTGAGTTCGGTACCCAGAGCCGCCGTTCCGCTCACGTTCACGAGAGCCATCTGCCCTTCAGTAGGGGCGGCGGCGGCGGTGTGCGCGAAGATTCCGGTGAACGGCGAGGTGCCGGTGAACATGGAGTCGTCTTCCTTCTTGGCGATCGACTCGCCAAAGCGAGTCACCAGGTAGGGGACGAGCGGTCGGATTGCGTCCTGCTCCACTTCGAGCGTCAACTCATCCAGCGCAGCCAGCTTCTCAGCCGTCAGGGTGACCTGCTTGAAGGTCGCCTTGGTCTGGGTGATCGCCGCCGCCTCTGCGGTGAAGAACACGTCCGGTCCAGCGAGATCCGCGTTGAGCCGCAGAGTCGTCGCGGTCATCGGCATGTTGCGGAAGATTGACCGCGCCACGCCATACCGCTCGACGATGCGGATGATCTCGGCCGACAGCGGGGACGGAACGAGGAAGCCGCCATCGGCGTCCGTACCGATCACCTGATCGGCACGTTCCTGGAACGAGAGTCCGTGCTGCTTGTTGTACAGATTGGTGACCCAGTCGGACAGCGAGTGCATCCGCTGCTCGTCCGTGTCGCCGTAGATAGCCGCGATCGTGCGGTTATCCGGATTCGCGATCTTCGACTCCAGGGCCGTGATATAGGCCTTGTGCTCGTCGAGGGTCTCGCGGAACTGCGAGAAGTCCTTGCAGAGATCCGCGATCTTGTCGCCGTGTTTCGTTTCGATGTCTTCGATACCAGCAAGGATGCGCGTAAGCACATCGTCCGACTTCGTGTGGATGTCGGGGCCAGTCTTTCCTTCTTTACTCATACATCACCTCCATCTCAATTCACGGATGACTACCTAACGCTTCTTCTTCTTCGATGCTTTAGCCTTCTTCGTCGACTTCTTGCTAGCAGCCTTCTTCGTCGACTTCTTGCTAGCAGCCTTCTTAGCGGCCTTCTTCGAACCAGACTTCTTGCCGGAAGATTTCTTGGATCCCAGAACCGTAGCTGCGCGCTTGCCCACCTTGCCAGACTTACTAGCCTTCTTGATGGCCTTGGTGATTCCTCCGCGCTTCACACGTCCCCGTGAGTCCTTGTTCGCATTGATGATGCGCGTCTGCTGGGCCTTGTTCTTGATCCCACCAGCCGCAAGCGCCTTACGCGCCACGCCACCACCAACTCCGCTGCCACGCGGCAGCATCGCGATCTCTTCCGGATCGAAGGCCGGTTCGCCCAGCCACTCCTCAACCCATGATTCAGGTTCGAAGTCTTCGATCGTCATCCTCTTCCTCCATCCCAGCACCACGCTGGGCACCACGAACGGTTGCTAGCCCCGACCTTGAGGCGTTACGCCTCGGTCTACTTGCCGCCGCCCAATCTGTCGAGAATCGAGTCCATGACGCTGTCATGGCGATCCTCTTCTCCTGACTCGATCAACTGTCGCGCACTCGTAACGCGCGTCTTGTCGTCGAGTCGGTCACCGATCATGAGAAGCGCTCGCTCGATGTCGTCGAGGCGCTTCGCGTCGGGTGACACGTCACTCTTTGAGTCCGGGGCCTTCCTCGGCTCGTCATTGTCGTCGGCGTCGATGTCCTGGCCCTTCACCGCCGATTCCCGAATCGAGACCAGGGCGTCGATAGCCGCACCCAGGCGCTCCATGTTCTGCCTGGATAGGGTCGCACCGATCCGCACCGTTGCGGCCTGCACGGCCGACGCCAGGGACAGCAGCGAGCCGTCCGCGTCCAGCTTCGTGAAGTCGAAGTCGACGGTTGCAGCGATAATGCGAACCCAGGCACGCATCGCCACGTTCTCGTCCGTCTGTACCTTGAGATCCTGGGTGAGTTCCTCGGCCAGGGTCTGGCCCAGCCGAACCTCCTCAGTGAGTTCCTCGATCCGCTCCAGGGCTCGCTGGCTGACGACAGGGGCGGGGGCCTTCGCGCCCAGTCCCGGCTCGTCGCCTTCCGGCTCCTCGAACTCGATGGGAACATCGACCTGGATCGACCGACCGAACTGCTCGGTCTCGGCCCAGCCCAGAACGTCCTTCTGCAGAGCGCTCATGTCGTTGATCCCCTCGATACCCTCAGCCTTCATCGCGTAGTTCGCGACGAGCAGGTGCTGATGGGGTTCGGGAATCGACATATCACGCAAGGCGTTTTCGAGACGCCCCGCATCGCCATTGCCGGGGATGGGCACGCACGATTGCTCGAAGAGGACGTTGTCCATGAGGTCGAGACACTTGAGTTCCTCGTTGAACTCCCTCTTCCCCGGCATGAAGCCGACGGACAGTCCCGACAGGAAGCCTTCGCGGTTGAGCTTGTAGATAGTGTCCGCGAACTCGTACACTTCCTTCGGCGCGAACTGGATGCGGGTGAGCATCCTGCCTGGCTCGTGCTTGATGGCCAGGGTTCTGGCGATCGGCGGCATGTGGCTGTTGTGAGCCCAGAGCACGACCGGGTTCTGACCCAGGTAACGCGCAATGCCGTCTTCGTTCCAATCCAGCACACGCGTCTTGTACCGATCGATACCGGTTGTCGACGCACAGTAATCGATCAGTCTCTGATCGTCGTCGACAACACGCTTGCTGATGTCGAACGATCGGTATTCGAACTTCTTCTCACTCATGACCACACACTCCTATGGCATCGGCAATGTGATGCATCCACAGCACCCGCCATTCACCGCTACTTCCGCTGGATGTACCATGCCGTTACTGAACGGCTCGCCTATCTGACGAACCTCGCCATCGTTGAGGTGGCCACACCCGACTCCCCTTGCGGCTCGTGCCGCGATCCACTGATGCTGGTCGATACCAGCAAGACGCATCGCGATCATACGGCCACGGTTCACGGAGCGTGAGAGTTCAGCACGCGCAATCAACTTCGACTTGCTTCCTAGCAGATCGAATACCCTCCGGACCTCACCTGCCTCCACGGCGTGATTCAATACAGGCTTAATAGTCTCCGGAATTTGTGACAATCCCTCAAGCGCAGCGGAATACTGCTCCGGAGGAACGTCCTCGTGCAGCAAAAACTCCCGCTCTAGCTGCAGTTCATCGAAGACCATCTGCCCCGCACGCTCCAATACGTCTCCGACGATTGGGCCGAGCAGCTTCTGAAGTTCCTCGACTTCGTAGTCCACGTTGTAGAAATCCCCGGCGCTGTTACCCGTCAGCAACGTGTTCCCGAGAACTCGCTGCCGCGACTCAAAGAACGCGCGGCTGACCTTTCGTTCGGCTATGGAAATGTAGCTCTGCAACAGTCGGTCGTAGGACCGCCAGTAAACCGCACGCCGGTTGTCGACGTAGGCCGCACGGCCACCGCCAACAGCGGCCACGGCCTTCGGCTTCTTGTCTTCGGGTGGGGTGGCGGTGTCGCTGTCCTTCGTACCCGGCAGCTTGCCGCCGTCCGACTTCGCTCCCTCGGCCGGTCGCCCACCCTCGCCCTGTCCCAGAATCGTCTTGTCCGTCTTGATCTCCTGCAGGCTGGCCGCGCTCTCCGGATCGGCCGGGACCATGCTGATCGGGATCCACCAGTGCTTCATGTGTGGGTAGATCTTCCAAGGCATCTCGAAGTGCCTGATCAGATCGGCCATCGGCACGCCGGCCTTGTTGAGGTCGATCATCTGACCGATGCGTTCGCTCGTAGCCTCGCGAAGGCCGGGAGCCTCAGCCGTCTGGAAACGCATCTCCAGTTCCGGAGCGAAGCGCCGGAAGAACTGCGACCGCATCACGTCCTCGATATACTTGACCTTCGGTACCCAGTTGCTATCAGCGAACAGCCGCATCTCGATCGATGCGGTCGAGTAGTTCGAACGGTTCGGGTCGTTGATCAGGATTCCAGGAACGCCAAAGACGGCTCCGATCTGCTCCCTGCTGAACTGCCTCTGATTGAGGTAGTCCATGTCACGTTGGTTCAAGCCAACCTGTTGGTATGACCACTCGCCGGCCAACACCGCCGTGCGATGCGACTGGTTCACCCCGCCGTACTCTTCCTCGAACTGCGTTGCGATCTGCTCGCGCTGCGGAGTCGTCAGGGGACGCTTGTGAAGCAGAATGCCTCCAGGCTGCGCCGAGTTGTCGAAGAACTTCTCGTTGTACGCCGCTGCCTTCACGTCCGTACGAACGGCGAACATCCCGGCTTCGAGCGGCGACTGTCCCCAGCCATCGTCTTCGGGGTTCGGGTACTTGAAGTGGATCACCTCGTCGAGCCGCAACGGAATCTTCAGCGAGTCGTTGTTCGGATCCGGCATGTACATGTAGCCGATCACGTCCAGCGAGTGCGGACGACGAACCGGGATAGTACGGCGAGGATTGAGCGGCTTCAGGCTGAACGGCGGCTGGTCATCCCCTAACGACTGGTCCATCAACCAGAGCGCATTCCCTGAAAGCTCTAGGTGGGCAAGCGTGGTGAAGATCAGTTCGTAGCGTGACCGACGGATGGCGGGGCGACGGAGGAATAGGTCAGGGACCAGTCCCTCTTTCACCGGTTTGCCGGATGAGATGTTCCTAATCTCGATAGGGATCGAGGCGACGAGCCTGGCGATAGCAGTGACGCAGGCGAACACCCACACCTGCTTCTGGTACGCGTTCCTCTCAGTGACGACTGGCGCACCGGTCATCGGCACGCCTCTCATGAACGAGGAAACGATCTCGTCGAAGTTGGTCCGCTGTTCGAGTTCCACAGACGGGCTCTTCAATTCCCGGCCGTTTGCATCGAACAGCGTCAGGTCGTTTGCCATCTCATCCGCCTCACCGCTCCCCCACAATATCACGACAAACCTGGGTTTTCGTAAGCTCCAGCCAGGATACCGCTGTCCCATCCTCCACGCACGCGGACGAAAGCACCAACTGCCCGTCAGCGTTCTTGTAGATCAGCAGCGCCCCTTCCCACTCGTGCGCGTTGTCGACGATGTTCTCGGCCATCGCCAATAGCGACTCCCTAGCTGCCTTTCCGATGGGGACTAGATTACCCATCCCGCCTCCGCTTCCGCTCCAAATGCCTGTGGTACTTGGCACGATTGCCCCACGTATCCGTCCCCTGGTGACAGGTCACGCACAACGTCCGCGCATTCGACTCGTCCAGAATCAGATCCTTCCTCGCCGCTTGCGGCACCACATGATCGACTTCGAGCTTCGCGCCATCGACTCGCTCCGCACCACACTTGGTGCAGCGATACTTGTCTCGCTTCAAGATACGGCGTCTGAACGCTCGGTACTGCGGCGTCAACCGTACCTGATCCGGCGTCAATGTCCTTCCGCCCTTCCAGCCTGGGGCGGCGGGGCCGCTGGGTCGTCCCTTGCGCTGCGAAGTCCAGTAGCACGTCTTGCAGAGGTCGGTCTTGAAGCATGGCTTGCGCTTGCGGCAGCCGGGGCAGCGGGGGCCTCTCTTCGAGCCGGTCTTCGCGTCGATCCTCCATCGCTTGAAATTCTGCCAACGGATCTGCTGCGCATCGATTCCACGGAACGCATAGATCTTCGCAATGCGTACTGGCTTGTGCCCCATCCATAGTAGAACTCTGATGTTGCCCCATAGGTTATTCCTTGAAGGACTCGATGAAGTCGACACAGATGATTTCGAGGGCACGACCTTCAGGTAAGGCTTCTCCCTTCCATTCTCGGAGCCGAGTGACAGCAGCGGCGATGATTTCTTTCTGGTGCTGCGTGACCTCGATCGGCGGTGCTTGCTCATCCCACTTCATGCAACCACGCCTAGATCCACAAACCCGACAAGCCCTGCCGATTCCTCATGGAAGGCCAAGCACATCGCATCTCCAATGTCAGGCGAATAACCCAGCTTCGCCCTCATGTCGTCTTTCTTGTCCACCACTCGCCGTCCGTCGATGGTGAACTTGTATTCCATCGGCACCACCTCGGACGCGAACCCGTCCACGAGTTCCCGCTCGCAATCGTCCGAGAAAGCTATCTGCCCTGCGTTCACCACATCGGCTAGCTCGAACCACAGCTGGTCTCGCAGCCGAGGATAACGCTCGTCGTCGTACGCTCGATGCGCAACATTGATAGGCACCAGGAGGACGTCCTGATCGATCTTCCCCGCGCCCTGCTGCTCTACTAGCATATCGTACAGCCCCGCACCCACTCCGATCTCGTCAACCTTGACGCACCGAACGAGCGGTAGCTCGCCCAGCATGCCAATGATCCGTCCACACGATTCACCTAACGATGCGCCATGCCATCGATCGATGAACTTGACGTTCCTGCCAGAACGAACAACCGCAGCCGATTGGTCCGCGCCATACCGGGCAACATCAATCCCCATGTGCCAGAGACTGTCCTCGACCTCGAACTCATCTTGGTTGCAGCACTCCTGCACCTGCACCCGGTTCATGAGAGACATCTCGGACTGCTCTGGGAACTCGCCATCAACACGAACCCTGACGATCGGAGATTCGGGTCCGTATTTGCGCTCCATCCTATCGATGTGAGCGTCAGTAACGAGCATCGACTCACGTGCCGAGAATCGCATCGAGTCCCAGAGATGCTGATCCTTGGTGTGAGATTCGTAGAAGATCCCATACGGGATCGTCGGATTGCTAATCATCAACGCCAGGTTGTGCGGCTCCGACATGCCGCCAAGAAGCGCGTCCAGGAACTTGTCCTCTACACCCGACGCCTCATCGACAACGACTAGCATGTCGGTTCTGTGCTTACCCTGAATGGCCTCGACGTTACGCGCCGTACAAGCAATCGCAGACCAGTTCACCGACTCGCCACGTACGCAGATCCGTGTCGCACGCCATTCCAAGAACTGTCTCAGGAAGGGGGAGTTCCTGATCATCTTCTCAAGCTCGCCCCAGAGGACCGTGTTCAGCTGCTTCTCTGTCGGGGCCGTGCAGTGGATCAGGGAGTTCCGGAAGCACACCAGGAACCAGAGGATGGCCATCGCCGCGCCACATGACTTGCCGCAGCCCTGGCCTGATCGAATGCTCGTCCCGAACTTACCACCACCAGAAACGAACTCCTGAATCGACTTCAGCATCTGCTGCTGATGTGGATTCGGGTTCATCCCGATTGATTCGCGAACGAAGGCTACTGGGTCGACGCGCCATCGATCAATGCGCGTGTTGATTTCACGGAAGTCCCCTTCCGTCCACTGATGTTCGGCGAGTGCCATCTAGTGGACGGTCGGCTTCTCGGACTCGGCAGCCTTCTCGGCCTTGGCCTTCTCTCGGCCCTCGACCTCCGGAGGCTTGTCGTGGAACATCCCGAGCGTAGGGGCGTTGATCGTCAGTTCGCTCTTGCGCGCCTGACGCTCGTACTCGCCTAGCTCCTGGCCGACCTGGATGACTTCGAGATCCAAGCGACGCAGGTTCTCAATCGCACGCATGGCTGCGTTGAGGTCGTTGCCGGCCAGCGCCTTCTGTCGGATCACCTCGAACTGGCGATACCGGGTGTCGACCTTCGCGACGTACTTCGGCCACACTTCCTTCGCATCGTGCGACCGCTGCCGTAGCAGCTTCATCCGATACTTGTACTGCCGCTCGGTGAGGTTCAGTTCCTTGCGGATGTCGGCAGGGCCGAAACCAGACGCCAGTAACGCGGCGATACGCCGACACTCGTCGCGTGTCTCCGCAGCCGTTGGCCTGCCGCCCTTGCGCTTGTTCTTCTTTCCGAGATCCAGGACTTTCGACATCACCACCACTCCACTAAGTAAACACGGGACGAGGCCACTACGAGAGGAAGGGTTGTTTCGTTCTGCGGCGTAACCCCGCCCCGTGCTAATAATTGACCGGTACCGACGATTGCAGCTGCCGCACCCTGGTACCGGTCTTCGTCCCACTAGCCTCCGTTGTGCTGCAGACAGCGCGGGTGCTAAGCCAGCGGGCAGCGCCTGACGCTGTCACACAGGAACTATCGTCAGGCGTGATGCTGCGTACTACTTTCTCGGCTTGGTCACGGCGTCGGCCGGGGCTTGTACGTCCTTGCCGGTGCTCGTGCTGCCGGTTCCTTTCGGAACGCCATTCTTTAGACCCATGGTTTCACTCCTTGACTGCGATCCATCCGGCGAAGTTCATACAACGCCAGTAGCAGTCTACTGTTGAGAAGCCAGCCTTTTCCAACAAGTCTTGGTTCCACGAGGCAGTGACCGGCACAAGCACACCATCGAGTGATATGCGCTTACGGTCGATCTCTTCCATCGTGTAGCCATGCTCTTCCTTCATGTCCCAGTATAAGGATGTCCACAATTTTGTCATACCTGCGCTTTCGCCCAGGACTTTCTCGACCATGATGAATGCACCACCAGGCCGAATCGCGTCGTAGATCCGGCGCAAAAGCTCCTGGCGGTAGTTGATCGGCACGAACTGCATGGTCAAGACACTGAGAACCACCGAGCACGATTCCGGATGCACGGGCAACTCATCCACGGTGAGGTCCAGCAACCAGAACCCCGTACCCGCACCATACGTCGCACGACAGTGCTCGATCATTGGAAGGCTACTATCCAGACCAACGTACGTCTGATGCTCAGGCCAGAACTTGTGCTGACCCATCGTCTCGTACATCGCCCCCTTACTGCAGCCAAGGTCGAGTACGTTACTGTAGTCAATGAAGAACTGCGCGGCGAGATCCGTCGTCAGCTTCCGCATCCCTTCGTAGTCGGGAATCGAGCGAGCCAACATGTCCTCGAAGACGGCAACCACCGACTCATCGAACCGCCAGTCAGGCGACGGCTCATGACCTAGCGAGCTTGCCTTTTGCGTGCCTTCGTCGATCCGCTTCACGTCTGCATCCACGACAGTACCTCTTGCCATTGTAAATATATGCGTCTTCATAAGAATGCCCCTTACAGCATTCCGTACGAGCCTGTGCCAACTCCTGAATCACGTTCCGTAACTCCCCCCTAGCAATATTCTCTTTTCGCGTAACCGGCTCTAGGTGTCGAGGGTTGCAACAGTGACGCACCCGGCAAAGATGATCCAAGTCGAGCCCATCAGAGATAGGCCCCACCATGGCTTCATGCACATATCGATGAAGCATAATCATCCGCCCCTTACGCCTGACCTGAGCGTAACCACCGTTGCACCGAGACCCCGTCCATAGCCAACACCCGTCAACTCCAACGTGGATCTTTCGCATTACGAAATACATCTTTCAAGAATCCCCGTCCGGATTGTCTTCGCCACCTCGTACATCATACGGGGCGGCACCGAGCGACCGACCCTTTCCCATGCATCGTAGACGTTGCCCGTTAGCTCGAAGTCCTCTGGGTACGTGTGCAAGACCTTGATCTCGTCAACGGTCAGTCGCCGTCTCGTTCCGTCAACCAATTCAACCATCCCCGATGAACTAAACCATGCCTTCTTCGAAGAACGAATCGCATGAGTCGTGATCGCATTGGCCACCTCGCGCTTCGCGTTGTACCAGGGCCGAGGAACCTTGCGGCTGGTCAGGCCAGGCCGGTGGAAGTAGGCGACATGGGGAAGAACATCTGCCATCACGTACTTCCACGGGAACGGCTGGGGGAATACAGGAGGAAGGCCAAGATCCTTCCGAACACCGATGAAGAACAACCGCTGCCGCCTTTGAGGAACACCCAACCACATCGCATCCAACAACTTCGCCTCTACACGGTAGCCCTGTTCGCGCAGATGGCTGAGGAAGATCTTGAAGTGCCCCTTCGCATAGCCACGAACCAGGCCTAGCGTGTTCTCGGCAACGAACACCTTCGGCTGTAGGTCGTGGACGATACGAGCGAAGTGGAAGAACAGATCGTCCGTGCGCTGTCGCATCTCCGCGTTGTAACGCTTGACCTTCCCCCATCCTTCCTTCTTATGCCCTGCCTCTGAAAAGCTCGCACATGGCGGCGAGCCTTCGAGCACGTCTATCTCCCCTGGTCTTCGTGCTGCCTGTATTTCACTCGCACAAACCAAACGTATGTCGCGCCGATCCAGGGGAACTCCACGGTGATTAACTTGGTACGTACGGGCGGCTTGGGTGCTGAACTCGTTTGCCCAGAGGGTTCGGTAGCCATCCATTTCAAACCCCAGGCACGAACCTCCGCACCCACTGAAGGTAGAGACCACGTTGTATCCATTACGCGGGACGGAATGAATTTCCGCCATCGTCGGAATGACCAGGGCATGCTTACTCGATCCCCCCGATGTCGAAGGTGCAGATGCGACCGTCTTTTCCATGGATTGACCCATACCACCAGATGAGCAACGTCGGTCCTTCTACTCGCACAGTTCGTACAAACCGCGCAACCTCTTGTCCATCCATGGTCCGTAGCTCCATCTGCGTGATCACGGTTCCCGGCTCCATCTCGAACACGCAGTCGTCAGCCGCGATGTACATGACGCCGTCCTCGTCCCGATCGGCCTTCACGTTCTCGACCCAGAACGACCCCTTCACGTACTGCCCGTCGTCGTCCAGGAACATCACGCGCAGTCGGTTCGGCAGGACGTTCAAGACGCCGCGCATGATGATCTGGTTATAAAACTCGCGATCAATCATCGCTGCCTAGCGTTGGCCACTGGAACACTGCATCGCAAGGCTGACCCATGATGTCCCATCCCGTCTCGTAGTGCTTGCCCAAGTCAGGCGTGCAGATCGATCGCGCCATCCGGTTGTAGACGAAGGACACCGCGCGTCCCCCTTCGTTCCATTCAGTCGTCAGCAGCTTGTCGTGCAGGTCGCGTAACCCACTGCCGATCTGGAACGGCGAGTTCCGCCGGTACCATTTGCCCTTACTCCACCAATCCTTGAACGGCGCAACGATCGCCCATTTCTGCCGGGGGGCATTGAAGTCTACGTGGCTCACACACCACGCCCATTTAATAATGGAGCCACCTTCAAAGAAGTTCCGCAGCGCGATCCCGCGCTTCCCCGCCATTCTCTCGTACTCACGATAGTTATCGCCTGCGCCCCTATGCAACGGATTGCGCATGACTCGATCCAGGCATCGAGGGTCCACCCGCATAGCCATCGCAGACTGCCGATTCGTCACGGCCAGTTCGTCAGCCCCCAGGCCAGTGATGAGAATCTCCGACTTCACTTGCGGCAAGACGTAGAGGAACGGATGGCACGTCTGGATCAACGTCGGACGCGGCCCTTTGTGGAAGCGCCATTCGATCTCGCGCATCACACGCGCGACATCCTGGACCAGGGAGTCCAGGTCTACGCTGATCGGTACCTCGTTGAGTTCAACACCGAGACGCTTCGTCATCGACCGTGCGACTTTCAGGTCGTCCGAGATCCGATCGGCAAGGAAGAAGGTGTGACAACGCGGCTTGTGCCCGTTCTCAAGCGCAGCGAATAGAACGGTAGCCGAGTCGACCCCACCCGACAGCATGATCTCGGCCTCGTTGTTCGGGTCAAGGTACCGATAGCGTTCGATGAACAGCCGTCGGCCACGCTGTATATAGTAGGGCGTCACCATTCGTACCCGCAGGACGGACAACGGTGCTTCGTCTTGATGTCGTCGTCAAACGTCTCGAAGTCGTCAGGGGGGACCGCGTCCTCCACGTCCGAGCCCAGGACTCCGATGTCCAAGCCGGGAATACTGACGACGGTATCTAGATCATCGACCGGGATGTCGGCCACGAAGGCCTCCAGCTGCGATTGAGTGAACCGTCCATGCTGCGACGATCGCATCAGCACGAGCCTCTTGGCGGTCTCGCGATCCGGTGCCTCGATCTCGATGACGGGGAGGGGAGGGATCTCGTAGCCTTCCTGCTCCAATTGCGTCAGCGCTTCATCACGGCCACGGCCATCGATGACGTACTGGTGGCCAGCCCAGATCTCGATCGGGAAGCAGAAGCCCTGCTCGATGATCGCGCGCTTGAGCTTGCTCACGTCACGGCTGTCGACCTCCTTCAGGTCGTTGAACTCGTAACCCTGAAGAATCTCCCACGGGATGTGCTTCAGGCCGACAACTTTCGTGATGATTTTTTTCATAAAAAAAGGGGAGCAGGCTCCTCACCTACTCCCCAAACACCTGCCAGGACGGCCGCCCCTCAGTGCCTACCGCCACACCACCACGGCACTCAGTGTACTGTGGCGACATGAGGCGAACAAGATAGTGAACGTATACCGAACGCATGCCTACCCCCTATCGATCGTTGGCGTCTCGAAGAACTTGTCGTTGTATCGCGCGCCGTCTTGCCCCTTGAAGTATTGATAAGCCGATCGATACCAGTCATCGATTGCCGTGCGACTCGACCGCCACTTGCCGCGCGCCTTCCATGCAGGGAACTCGTACAGCTGAATCCATTCCAGCAACTCGTCTCGGTTGGAGCGCGAGTAGAGGATTATCTCTTCGATACCGCAAAGACATTCCGGCGATGCGTACGTGACGATCTGGCCAGGAGGGAACTCGCTCGATGCAACTTCAGCAATCTTAGCCATCCATCATCTTCCGCCTCGTCGTGTCGATACGATCGACTGCGGCCTCAAGCGCCAAGAGCACGTCATTGATCTCGTCAGCTTCGTTCTTCCAGCAAGCTTCCATGTCTAGCACCGCTAGATCACCGACGACTCCCACCACCTTCCGCATCAGCTTCACCGGGTCGGCGCTCTTGACGTTCCGATTCCCACGTAGCTGCTCGCGCAGCTGCGATACGCTCCATCCATGGTCCGTGGACCGGATGGCCCAGGCCCTGAGAGCCTTCTTGTCCTTGGCCTTACCGCGCCGGGTGATCTCGCGCCAATGACCGTAGCTCAACATCGGGTACTCGTCCCGCAACGGCCGGTCGATCCTGGACACCACGCGGTAGGCGTCCTTCACGGTCTCGTAGTGTTGCTTGATTTCGCCAGCGAACGCCTTGAGCGTCGCGGTCTGGCTGGTGAGGTTCGGATCATGGAAGTCCAACCGACAGATCCTATTGGCGAGGCAACCGAGTAACCAGTTCGCCTCCGTCTCGTAGCCGACGATCTCGATGCCGACGTTCACGCAATCTTCCCAAATTACGACGTGCTCGATTTGTTCCTCAACATCCACTTCTCATACCTCCGCTCGTGGGAACTAATCTCACTCTCCACATCAATCCCATACTTGCGCTGGAAGGTGTAGATGCCGATACGGTGCCGCTCAACATGGTGCATCCGGCACACTGGGTAAGTACGTCGGTCCGTCCCGCGTCCAGATCCTCTGGATGGGTGGTGGTCGGGGTCGCTGGGCACCCTTCGGCACACAACGCACGGCTGCTTCCGCATCCAATCAAGATATTTGCTGTCCTGCTTCCCACAGGTATCTAGCGACCCAGTACGCATCTGCTTCATCCGGCTTCTCAATCCCCACTGCCTCGTATGCACCGCGCAAGCTCAACGCCTTAATCTTCTCTCCCTCAACTGGAGGGACCGCTCTGCGTAGCAACGCCTGCCACTCGGCAGGATAGACCTTGATGTACGGCCATCGATAGTCGGTCGCACGTTCCTCGAACATCGTCCGGATACACGCAAGCTTCTTGGCTACATCCATCCCCCTGCTCTGCGGATCTTCGAGGGCCACCGACAGTCGCCCCTTACACGAAACCCAAAGTCGCCTGTACAGTTCCATCAGTTCGTCACGCAGAAGTTCGCGTCGCGCCTCGAAGTCCAGCTTCGCGCTCACCTTGATCACGCCACTGTCCTTGCGCTTGCCGTTCGTGAGCAAACACCAACCGGTAATGATCGAGCCTGGGTCGATGCCCAGTATGTTTACGATGCGATCGGACATACGTACCTGTCCGGTAGATCGAGCAAGATCCGCTGAAGCGTATCGAACTCAAGACACGTCTCCGTTAAGTGGTTGATGATCTCTATACACCACCTGAAGCTCCACGGATCAGCGTGGCCGTTGTCGTCTTCGAACCAGGCCTTGACTTCCTCCCACTCCTTGTCTCGCCGCGTAGGATACTTCCTGACGCCCTGGCTGGGCGCGAGGGACGGGTCGATGCCTCGCAGGTATAGACGTAGCGCATCGTCAACAACTGCCAACACCAAACGCAACTCGCCCAGTAGGAAGCGAGTGCCATGGTGCTTCCGGTACTGCTCCGTGCCTTCGAGTGTCACACCGACTGCTCGCTCGATCCGTGCGCGCTCGGAAGCATTCAGTATAAAGCATCGTTCCGGTTCCGGCTTCGCCAGTCCCCCGCGCCCATAGACCGCAGGCGTCCATCTCCAGGGAGATCGATTACCTTGCCCCTTCTTGCGCGGCGTGGAAGCGACGGTGGTGGACCGCGCAGAGCCATTCGACTTCGAGCGGCTTCGAGTAGTCTTCGTGATGCGCGTGGACTTTTTCCGCTTCGCAGCCATCAACCCGACATCGACCTCGCACCAAGTCGCCCCTGACAATCGCACGCCATACCACGCCATACGCCTGTCGCTTCTCTTTGTTCTTCTCGTTGTAGGTACGCCGGTACTCGACATCCTGCCGATTGCCGCGCAAGCGATCGTACTCGCGAACTGAGTCGTTCTCCCGCCGATGGCGACGGACATCCGACTTCGTACATTCCTTGCACTTGTTCAGATGCCCATCCGCCATCCCCTTGTGGCAGTAGAATTGTACGAGGGGTCTTACCTCCCCGCACTTGAAGCAGCGCTTTCTTACGCGACGAACGGCCACAACCCCGCCCCGGCCGCGAGCAATGGCCCCACCCAAGCAAACGGGATGTCGTCGTCCGCTGGCGGCGCGAGACCGGGGCCTTGGTCTCCTTCGGCGGCTGCCGCCGCTTGGCCTTCTTCGTCTTCCGACCTCGGCCTGGGCCGCGCGAGGAACTTGATTTCGTCGATGACGACTTCAACTCGATCCCACCCTCCCTCTTCCGGCTTGTCGGACTGTAGCCGACCTTCCACATACACAAGCGAGCCGCGTTGCAGATACTGCGCGCAGTTGTCTGCGGTCTTGCCGAACGCCGAGATCGAGAACCAGTACGGAACCTCCTGCTTCTCGCCGTCCTTGTTCACCCAAGTATGGTTGCAGCAGATCCGCATGCGACAGTACGAACTTCCGTTCTTCGCAATTTTCTTCTCAGGATCTTTGCCGATCCTTCCTACTAGAATTGCCTTGGACAGCATCAGTAATCCACCTCCAGCAACGCTGAAACCTCAGCGAGCATTGCCTTCACGTCGACATTTTGGCCCTCAGCAGGACCGCTCTTAGTCTCTTCAGGTTTCGGGGCAGTGATCTTCACGTACCCATCCTTCCATGAGATGTAGACAGTGGTCGTGAGCCGGCACGCGATGTCGAGGATCGCATCCTCGCTTGCCTTCGCGTTCGCCTGTCTGCGCACAACGGACACCATCTGGGCGTACGTCGTGTTCATGAAGTTGATGTTCAGCCCGTACGGCATCGCACGATTCGCAGCCCTCTCCTTCCGGGGGTTCTCCTCTTTCTTGGCGGTCTCGACCGGCAGGTCGTCGGGGATGATCACGCTACCGGGGCTGCACCAGAACTGAGCCTTCCCGTCGTACTCATCCTTCTCGGTGAACTTGCCGTGGACACGACACCCTGGCCGCAGACCCTCGCCTTCACCCGGCAGCCGCTCCATGTCACGGGTCCAGACTGTTACGCACACGCGCTCGCCATCTATCTCCGCATCGAACTTGCAGTTCCTCTTCCCGGCCTTGGTCTTGTGAAGCTTGCCGTTGGTAAGAACCTCGACCTCCATGTCTCGTTCGTTATCGCCCATTCACCCTTCCTCCTTGCTCTTCAGCCGCAGAAGCCTCCGTGGCTTACCCTTCCATGAATACCTCCCCGCGCTATTGGGGAGGATGCCGTACGCCGCTTCACCGATCGCATCCTTGATCTTGTTCTCGGCTTCGGCGCGTCTCGTAGCCGACTCCTCTTGATCCTCGATCGCCTTGGCACGCTGCATGTCCCACGACAGCGACTCGGTCTCAAGCTCAGTTACCTCGTCTTCCCATTCGGGATGCATCGCTGCGACAGCTTGAGTCGTGGCGGGATGCCCGTCGATCTCTGGAGGCTCGCGGTTCTGTATGCGTGCCCAGAACCGTTGTTCAGCAGCAACGAGCATCTCGCAGAAGCTGTCGTCACGAGGGATGAAGAACGTCCGATACTTCTGACCACCGATGAGCGCGGCAAACCATGCGTACTGATAGTTCATCACGATCATGTAGTGGAAGACCTGGAGCAGGTAGCTCTTCGGCACGCGGCCATACTTCCACTCGCTCTCCTTGAAGAGGCCGGCCGTCTTGATCTCCAAGACGCCCCAGCCCAGCTTCGGATCGTAGACGTGGCCATCGGGTGTGGCCAACATCCACTTGAGCGTTGGGTGACGACGGATCGACCATTCCGGATCGGTGTGAACGGACAGGCCCTTGTCATCACGGAACGTCTTGAGGAGTATCGGCTCTTGCTCGATGCCCCAGTACCGAGGACCGTATCGATCTTCGGGGTGCGTGTAGACTTCTTCCTCAACGTCGACCAGCTGCCCAGTCTTCTTGAGGTATAGTTCATAACGGCTGCCGTACTTACGGGTGACGCCAGCGATAATGCCGGCGTCGGTTCCGGTAAGACCCAGCATCCGCTTCGTCTTCCACTCGTCCCTCGAACCGCAACGGACGAGCTTCGATTCAGTTGTTAGTGTCGGGGTTTGCTGCAGCATCCAAGCGCGCCTCCAGAACGATACAACCACGTCGCGAACTAACGAAAACCGAAGCACAAAGTCAACTCCCCACCGCACACTGCTCTTGTAACAGAATGGTAGCAGTTTGTTTTAGGTATGGCACATTGCTATACTGGTCTATCAACAATGAGG